TTTGGTCTGAAGCGCATCTATTACCCCTACGGAAAAAGCGGGTAAAGGTGCGCTTGATGATACCAAACTTGCCGAAGAAGCTGTTATTGCTGAAGTGTCGCTAGAGTTCGCCCAACAGTCGACGATGAGAAATCCATTCCCATCAACGCCTGTCGAGAAAATACCTCTAGTCTTCACTCTCAGTTTCTTCGAGGGAACACCATGTAGATCTGGGATACAAGCAACACCTTTGTATGAAAAGGGTGCTTCGAGGGCTAGGGCATAGTGCTGTGCACATCTTGATAACATGCGCTGTGCGACTACGCCCTTCACGGTTTTCTTACGTCTCAGGACTATGTTCGGTGAATAACCACGTTCTTGATGAATGTTCTGGCCACGGGTTGATGCTTGATGCTGTTGCCAACGTCTCTCTCTCTCTTTCGGAGGTAGACGTGCGATTTTGGCTCGTGACATGAATTCTTGTTTTGTAATTGTCATTGTTATTTTCAATCTTTGATCTTTGCGCTATTTAAAGCGACGGAATGCGCCATGTCCACATCCCACACTAGGATAGGTTATCCTACATCGTGGAGATTAATTCCACGGTTTATTGCCACTATATCCAACGCCTCTTTTAAGAAAGGCCTTCGCCTTGAATTTATTTTCTTTGCGAGTAGAGGTGTGAATAATTTAGGTGGACTTTTAAGTTCCTGATCCATTATTGGTTCAGCTAAGGGGATTTGTTGCACTTCTTCGGTTCCTATTAGTTCCTGATCGCCTTCGTGGTCCACTACGATTGCACGTTTACTTTCAATGACCAGCTGGTTGTATGGTCCTAATGCCATCAACTCATCTATGGTAGTGACTTCTGATAATTCAGCCATGAAAGTATCAATGTCGAAATCGTCGATTAGTTCCATCATCCAGTCTTCTCCTATATTTACAAATTGATCGACTGGATCATACTGTGACCAATATGACTGGAAGGCGTTCTGTTCACGTTCACACAGCTTTCCTCCAATTTGTTTCCACCTTTGTAGATAGATGGAAAATATGGGTGTGTTTCGATCCGTGAACCAAATGGAAGTCAACTTCTGAGCTAGTTTTTCACTAGGTGTTAAGTTAACTGGTAGGTTAGGGCAGACGTGTAATTTACTCAGAGCTCTGATTATGTCAGTGCAGCTGTTTGGGTCTCCATTCCACAAGTCGGGTCCATACAATCTGGAGAAAAAGTTCACTCCAGGTGCGCCCCGTATGTACACATCGGATGTGATGACATGGCCCCAGAAAGCGGCAGCCTTAACAGCCTGCTCGTTTTCTAGATCCGATACTAACGTGTCATCTCCTCCTAAGATTAAGTCAGTCGATAGCTTGGCAAACGCCTTATCCAATGTGTCGTCGTTAATATGTCCACCTAATTTATTTACAAATGCGGTGAAATTAATCAACAAATTATCGAACGTATTGAATATGGAAGTGAGTGGATGCCCACTAGCCCATGCCAATCGGGTGCAGAAGAATGTGAATAAAATGTCATCAAAAGCGGGTGTTACTCCTCGCGTGTTGATGTCACCTCCACATAACTCATAAATCTCATCCCTCATTTCGGGAAACAGTTTCTGCAATAAAATTAAGTTAAATGTTCGCGTCAAGATGGTCTTGCGACCATCCATCCTTGAGAAATCTGTACAATTTATGAATCGGGCCTTCTTAGCTATTCTAGCTATTTTCCTTCCGATTTTGGCTGGGGTTTTTCCAAATGCGTACCATGAGAAACGCTTAATCCATGTGGAAAGGGGATACATTATCTTGCTCCAAGCAAGTTTATCCGCCGGTTTAAGAGTGCTTATTATCCTTGGATCCTTAGGTGCTCCATAAGCTTCTTTCTTGACAAACATCGAGATAAATGTTCTATTACTATTAGTATATATAGCATTCTTTAGAATTTGTTGTTGTTGCGGTCTCGGTTGGTTGTCAAATACAACATCATCATC